GTCACGCTCTTTCCGCTGTACTTGCGCTTGCGGACACTGCCGATCTCAATGGAACGATGCAGTGCGCCGGTAATGATCTTGGGATCGCTGGAGGCATTGGCCTTCATCTGCTGGTGGATCGGCTCTGCGGCTGCGAGAAGAATGGTCTTAGCAGTCGCAGAACCGGAACCGTCTGCATCCATGATGCCGGCCATCCGGGCGATATCATTTCGGAGAGCTTCCAGCCCTTCGGTTTCAAGGGGCATCGATATGCACCTCCTCATGCCAGCACCATGTCCACTGAACCGTGAACTGGCGTGTGGCAGTGTCGTAAGCGGGCTGGTTGTAGCCTTTGTCGGATTCCTCGACCATAGAAAACCCGGCTGCATACATGGCGCTGCGGATGCGGTCAGCCATAGCAGTCGGGTCTGTGTCACTCCAAAGGTTGAGATAGACAAAGGTACGGACAGCACTTACATGGTCATCGTAATGACTGGACTCAGTTTTGGTGGTGGAGTACACCACATACTGCTGAGGCGGATTCTGATTGGGAGAAGTCGCTCTCCACACGCCCGCCATAACGGGAATCCCGATGTCCCTGAGCGCATTCTGAACCTGCTTCATCCGCTCACACCCTCGGAGATGGACGCCTTAAGGCCAAGATAATGACCCCGGAATCCGTATTCGCCCAGAGTAGAAATGTGCCACTTCTTATTGCGGAAGCGCACCCACATGCCCGGGACAACGTCAGCGCGGTAGCGGATGGTAAAGTTGACAACAGCCTCGGTATTCATGACATCGGCAGAGCGGTAATGCTGGTTGCCGGCATCGGTAACCGCTGACCAGACCTTGCACAGAACGATGTCTGTTTCTTCGGGATAGCCGTTTTCGTTGATCCTGTTCTCCGTATAGCCGATCTCTACCAGATGGCGGAGGTCTCCCGGATGCGGATCGGATTCAAAGTTTTTGTATCCTCGCAAGCGAAACCACCTCCTCAGAACATCTTTGCAGGATCGCGGTACGGATACAGAAGATTCTCAAAGGCAACGCGCATGGTCACATACACCTGCCTGTCCGGGTTGTCCCGGTTCTCGTAGTAGTGGCTGACCATGAGCATCACGGCGAGACGCACAGGCTCAGGTGCGGATTCGGAGAACTGCACACGGCAGTAATCCTCAGCCACAGCCTGAGCCTGTGCGATCAGGGTGGAGATAAGCTCGTCCTCCTCATCATGCTGAATACGAAGATGGGTCTTCACTTCGTCAATGGTGAGGATCATGGAGCATCACCTCATTCAGCGGTGTCAGGAGCCATAAAGCCGGCAGACTTCAGCTTGCTGAGCAGTTCGTTGAAGTCCTCGCGGAGAGCGGCAACAGTCGTCGCTTCGCTTTCCTTCTGGTTCGGGATCTGCGCGATTTCCTCGTCCGCGAACGCGGCAGGCAGCGCGTCAGCGCCTTCCACTTCAGCGCCGGGAAGAAACGTGAGCTTGCCGCCGATGACAAGCTCATTGCCGCCGTGGGCAAAGTAGTTCTTCGCATTGTAGCCGTTACTCATTGGGTATCCTCCTTATCAGGAACCGGCCTTCATGGCCAGACACTTCATGCCTTCCTGCTGCACCAGACGGGCATCCAGACGCTGGGTGACACGGAAGCCGATCTGACCGGTAGCAGCATACAGCTCATTCAGGCGCTTGATGGAGCGGCCTTCACGGTCAGCGATCCAGTAGCTGGAGAAGTCACCGAACAGGATGGGCTTCGCACCGGCGCCGATCAGCGGCATGTGGTAGGAAGTTTCATAGCGGTATCCGAGCAGCGTGTTAGGCTGACCAGCCTGCAGACCCGGCTGCCAGAGGAACTGGCCATTGCCGTCCTTCAGCTTGCGGATGGCCTTGAGAGTCTGGTCATTGAACAGGAACAGGGCGTGCTTGCGGTAAGGCGCCTTCAGGGAATAGACCAGATCGATCAGTTCATCTGCGGTGAAGGCAGTCGCACTGGCAGCGGTGACACCAGCGGCAGCACCATTGGTGCTGTGCAGCAGACCGATGGGCTTGCCGGCGCCGTCACCGTTGATGAAGGCAGCTTCCTCGGCATCACCGACACGTCGGGCAAACTCAGTAGCGATGTAGGATTCCACATCGAACACGCTGTCCTTCAGCAGTTCCTCAGACACCTTGATGATGGACGCAACCTTGTGTGCGCCCAGAGAGATCTGACCGAAGGAGTCATCGCTCTCAGGAATCTGGCCTTCTTCATCGACCCAGCTGGCAGTGCCATGAGAAGCAACCAGAGGAATCTTGCGGTCGCCGGAAGAGGTGTGAATCACCTTGCACAGAGAACGGAGCTTGTTCTCTTCCTGCAGAGCCTGCACCAGAGTGCGCTCATACTCATCAGGAACGAGGTAGCCGCCCTCGGTGTCGGTGCCAACCTGCAGGGCGTTGAATACGGAATAGTGCGCATAGCGATCACGCACCATGTGCCAGAAGTTGTCGCGGTACTCGTCGGATGCACGGCCGGGCTTGTCGGTCATGGGCTTTTCCGGACGGGAAGCAAGCGTCTGGCTGGTGGGCGCATTCAGTTCACGCTCAAGGCGCTCAGCGCGTTCCTCGCGGTCGATGGCAGCGCCAAAGCTGTCGATGTCCTGTTCCATACGCTCATAAGCAGCGGTGTCTTCGGCATTCATCATGCCGTTTTCGTCGGCGTGCTCGTTCAGAAAAGCCTTCGCCTTGTCCCACAGTTCGCCGCGCTTCTGGCGGAGTTCAGCAGTCTTACTCATATTCGTTTTCCTCCTTTAATGTCGGGGTTTGATCAGGTCCAGCCGCTTGTGCAGCTGGGCAACGGGTACGCCGGGATCTACCGGCTGGGTTACGGGTTCTTCGGGACTGGATTCGGTTGCGGAATCAGTTGCATCCCCACAATCGGTTGCAGATTCGGTTGCAGAGGCAGAAGCAACAGCCACGGCAGCAAGTTCTCCGGCGTCTTTATCACACCGTTCGATCCTGCTCCGGGAGCGTTCAATCCAGAGACTGACCTTGGCCTGAGCATCCTTAAGTACAACCGTGCGGTCATAAGCCGCATTGATGATGCCGCTGCCCATGTCCACGATGCCGTCCACGAAACCTTCCGTATGGGCTCTGTGAGAATCCATCCACGTGGTTTCGGTCATCATGGCGGCAACTTCATCCCGGTTTTTGTGGCAGCGGCGGGCATAGACGTTGAGGATGCTTTCCTTGCATGCCTTGAGCATGCGAATGGCATCGTTGAGGTCGTGCTCGTTGCCGAAAGCAAAGACGCTGGGATCATGGATCATCCACATGGAACCGGGCGTCATTTCCAGCCTGTCCGCAGCCATTGCAAGTACAGTGGCAGCAGAAGCGGCTGTGCCGGAAACGATGATGTGAACATCACCGGGATAGGCTCGGACATCATCAAACATCCTGACCGCTGCATTGCACGAACCGCCGTAGCTGTTCAGAATGATGCGGACAGGAAGGCTGTGATCCTCGCCCTCTGCGAACAGCTGATCATGAAGAATGTCCGGGGTGATTTCATCGCCGTACCAGACTTCCTCATCGATATAGCCGTTCAGGTTGATAACTCTCAAGATTTCACCTCCTTGTTCTGCGCCCAGACGATACCTGCGAGAACAAAAAAGACACACGGCACAGCAACGCTGTTTCCGTATGCCTTGTATTCAGCTGCATCTGAGTTGGGCGCGGTCAGCCACTTGAGAATGGCATTTCGGCTGCGTACTCTGTCGGGCTTGCCGTTGATGGCATCCCATTCCCGGAAAACATTAGTCCAGAAGCGGATTTCGTCCTCGTCGGGATCTTCGCTTTCCAGATCCTTGCACCAGCCGTCAGGATAGCCCTGCAAACGGCAGCACTCGTCAGGAGTAAGCCGCCTGACAAGGTATTCCTCGCAGGGCCTGCCCACAACTGGCGGGTCTTTCCAGTCCCTCGCCATGAGCGGAGGAGCCTGTTCCTGACCGACAGCCGTGAATTCACCGGTGGTAACGGCATAGACAGGTTCAACAACCATCATACCGCCCTGATTGCATGCCGG